AGTTATCCGGTCGCATTGCTCCGCATGATCCCGAACACGCAGAGCGCGAGCTAGAGCGTTGGGTCCAAGAAGTATGTCTCAAAACTCTGCATCAAACGGACCCGTGGAAATCTTAAACTGCCAGAAACCAGCCGGTATCGAATCGCTTCGACAGAACCGAATCGCGATCAAAGCAATCGAGCGTCAGACCGGCTTAGAGTTCCTGTCGATATCAGACCAAGAGCCTTCCCGCATTGATGGCTTCATCTTCGATCCGTTCAAAGGGATCATCACCGGAATCTATGAGGTCAAAACTCGCAGCTACGGTCTCCACAAGCTCCAGACCACATTCGGAAATGAATGGATGATCTCTTGGTCTAAGATCCAAGCGGCTCTGGAAGTCACCAGACGCACTAAGCTCCCGTTTTACGGAGTGCTGCATCTGCTGGATGACAACATTGTTATGATGGTTGAGATCTTTAACCGCAATGCGTCTTGGGCTGCAAACCATAAGGTGGAAGACCGTCTGGTTAACGGAATCAAAGATCGCATGGCGTTAATTAATATGGCGACCGCTATGCAATATAAGATGAACCAACTATTCTGATGACAGACCTAGAGCTAGAGATCCTAGAGTTCCGGCGGCAGTTATGGCGACCGACTCCACGGCAATCTGTTGTCGAATGGGCTGAGAGCAATCTGACTCTAAGCCAACGACAGACCGAGCATCCCGGTCCATTCTCTACCGCTGTCAGACCATATTGCAGGGAGCCGCTAGAGTCTTGGAAAGATCCGGCGGTCTCCGAGGTGACGTTGTGTTGGGGATCTCAAACCAGTAAGACAACAACGCTGATGGCTGGTCTCGCTTGGTCCATCGACGTGGAGCCGTCTCCTGCGTTGTGGCTTATGCCGTCTGAGAATCTAGCCCGCAGCTTCAGCAAGTCGCGCTGGCTACCAATGCTGGAAGACTCACCGGCAATGATTGCGCGGTTTCCTACGGACAAAGATCAGATTACCAACCTAGAGCAGCAATTCGACCGCTGTACTCTGACCTTTGTCGGCTCTAACTCACCGGCAAATTTAGCCTCTCGTCCCGTCAGAATCTTGGTTGCAGATGAGGTGGACAAATTCGCGGACGCAACAGCCAAAGAGGCTGACGCTCTGGATCTTGCCGAGCAGCGGCTCAAAGCGTTCAGTAGCTCTAAAGCGTTTTTCACTTCAACTCCCACAACCTCCGAGGGGCGAATCTGGCAGCGATATCTGCGAGGAGACCAGCGGAGGTATTACATTCCCTGCCCATACTGCCGAGAGCATATCAAGCTGGAGTGGCGACAAGTAACTTGGGAAAACGAGAAACTAGAAGACGGACGACCCGACTGGCAGCGCATCCGTACCACCGCTCATTACGTTTGCCAACTCTGTCAGGGAAAGATAAGCGACAGCCAGAAAGTCGCAGGGTTACGTCACGGCAAATGGATTTCGGAAAACAAAGCCAGTCTCCCGAGCGTAAGATCCTACCACCTATCGTCCCTCTACTCCCCAGATCGCAAATGCACTTGGGGAAATCTTGCCGTCGCGTTCTTGGAAGCAAAATCCTCGATGATGGGATTGCAGGGTTTTATTAACGGGATGTTGGCTGAACCGTGGGAAAATCAGGAGACTCAACAGGACAGAGTCGAGATTGTTTCTGATGCGGGAATCCCTGAAGCTAGACGATATCTTACCGCTGACGTACAAGCTGCCGCTCCGTTTCTCTGGTGGGTCTGCCGCGAGTGGAGCAAAGGCAACTCTCGACTTGTTGGAGCCGGTCACGCTGATGACTTTGCCGCACTCCGCAGGATACAGTTACAGTACAACGTCCACGACATGGATGTTGGCGTTGATTCCGGCTATAACACTCAAGCGGTCTACGATGCTTGCTCTGAGTTTTCGCAGAGCAGCGGAAGCCCGATAAACTATCCCTGCGGTCTGCGTTACCCACCAGAAGGAGGTCTTAGAAAGCCAATGCTGATCGGATGGCTACCGATGAAAGGACGCGAGACCGGAGCCAGATTTACCAGCAAGACCGGCTCAATCCATCCCTTTGGAATTACAACGTCAACCTCGATGCGTACTGACGCTGTGCAACCGTTGTTGGTTTTTGATACCGAGCATATGCGTGAGGTGCTCCAGCGGCTCCGTAAAGGAACCGAGACACACCAATGGAGTGTTTGTAGTCTTCCTGCTCCACTCGACGCTGAAGGAGCGTTTGCGAGCGATTCCGATACCTACTGGAAGCATCTAGACAGCCATCTTCTTAAACCAACGGCTAACCGCTCCGGTAGGATCAAACACTTGTGGTTCAAGAGAAACACTCGTTGGCCGGACCATTTGCATGACTGTGAAATCATGCAGTTGGCGATGGTTATGTTGTGGGGAGACCTAACTTCCAGTACCTCGGAAAATTCTAGTGGTTGACAAACTTGGCGGTCTGTTGATAGTCCGCGCAAGTGTTCACATACACAGTAGCAACTAAGCGGAGTTACTTGCGTACGACCTACGCGAGCAAAGCCGCTTTGACATTGCTTGAGGCTTTGACGGCAAAGCTAACTGTTTCCGCTAACTCGATGGAGAGCGGAAATGTGGTCCGTAGCACTTCTAGCTCTGACGTTTCCGTTGAGTTCGCTGAACCCGGTAAAGGTACAGCAGCACCAATTGAGATGCTCCAAATGTGGGAGTCTCTGCTAACGGATTACGATTACGCTGTAACGCTTCTTTCTGGTGATGGGATCGCTAGTCCAACTGATCTCCAGATTTACAACAAGATGTTGGCCGCAGTTCTGGTTTCAACGACTCGGTATTATGGGGATTTCACGCAATTCCGTCGTGAAGCCACAACCCGAATGAGCTAATGGGATTCCTTCAAAACATAGCGAACAAGCTGTTCCCTGCTCCAGTTAACAAATACGAGGGAGCCGGTAACTCGTTGCGTCGTTCGTATCTCGATACGTCTTACACTTCCGCGCGGTTTGATGTTACCAGTTCGACCCGTCAAGCCATCGTTCGCAAGTCTCGCTTTTTCGAGCAAAACAACGCTGTACTGAATAGGCTTGGGGATTTGTTTGAGAGCTACACTGTCGGCTCCAGCTTTTCGGTTCAGCCAGCCTCCAGTGATTCCGCTTGGAACCTCAAAGCAAAGAAGTGGTTTGATGTCTGGAGCCGTTATCCCGATATCGGTTCTCGTCAGTCGTTCTCTACTCTAATGGGGCAAGCCGCTCGCGGTTGGTTCTATGATGGCGAGTCGTTCCTGCTGCTAACCAAAGGAGAGACCGGCAAACCTCGGTTGCAGCTAATTGAGGCTCAATCCATTGCTACTCCAGTAGGGATGCAAGCAGATGAGACCGTATTTGACGGTATCCGGTTTGATCCTCGTACCGGACGAGCGATATCCTACTTTATTGGATCGGAAAAAACTCAGGGTAACCTGACTGATGTTCGCTCCATTCCCTCTGATTCCGTAGTCCATATCTACGAGCCGAATCGTCCCGGTCAACTCCGAGGTCTTCCGTTTGTCTCGGCGGTTATCAATGATTTGCACGATCTCGATGATTTGCAAAAGCTGGAGATGGAAGCTTGCAAGCTTGGTGCTTCTGTCGCTCAGATCGTTAAGACTGACGCTGGTGAAGTCCAAGCGAGCAACCTCCGCGCTGGTACTGCTGGAGCGAGCGTAAACACCGCCGAGAATTACTACGAACAGGTCTTTGGATCTGGCGTTAAGGTAATGAAAAACGGTGACAGTTTCGAGCAGTTCGCGACCGAGCGTCCCGGTGTCAATATGCGCGAGTACTGGCGACAACTGACTGAAAAAGTCTGTGCTGGCGTTGGTATCCCTTACGTTCTGGTTTACCCAGAGTCAATGCAGGGAACTGTCTATCGCGGTGCGCTAGATATGTCGTCTGTATGGTTCCGCTCTCGCCATCAAGTCATGGCATCAGCGGCTCGTCGTATTTACGAGTACGCGATGGAGTACGCGATCAAGAACGATCCTACGCTCAATGACGCTCCCTCGGATTGGTACGAAGTATCAATCACCGCTCCACGCTCCCCGAATGTTGACGTTGGCCGTAATTCTGCGGCTCAACTGGCAGAGCTAGAGGCTGGCGTTGTTACCTTTGATGAGGTCTACGGAGCGCGTGGTCTCGACTGGCGTTCTGCTTTAGAGTCAAAAGCTCAACAAGCTTTGTTTGTACGTCAACTCGCTGCGAAGTATGGCGTTGATGTATCTGAGATTTCGGTGATTCAGAAAGAACGTCCCGCAACTAGTGTTGCAACTGCTATTGACATTGAAGGCGATCCTTCTGAATCTCCGTCTCCAGTTGCTCCGTCAGAAGGTGGGTCGCAACCTGTTGTTGTAGAGCAGGAAGAGATTACCGCTACCGTCAAAAAGACTCGGAAACCAAAAGCCAAAACTGAATGAGCTTTACCAAGAAATCAGATTGGCTTTATTACGCTCCAGCAAACGCTGCCGGTGATCCTGCTACCGTTCAGATCTTCGATCAGATTGGCGAAGACTGGTATGGTGGAAGCGGTCTATCTGCAAAGCAGTTTTCGGATGTACTCAACGAGATTGGCAATGGTCCGCTGCTTGTAGAGATCAACTCTCCCGGTGGTAATGTCTGGGATGGTCTCAGCATTTACAACCAGTTGCGCGGTCGCAAAGCTCCGGTGACTACTCGCGTTGTGGGTATCGCTGCTTCTATCGCGTCCATTATCGCTCTTGCCGGTGATCGCGTAGAGATGGCTGACGCTGCTCTGATGATGATCCACGATCCATCAGGGATGGCTTCCGGTACTTCCGAAGATATGCGGAAGATGGCCGAAGCTCTTGATCAACACGCTGAAGTGTTGGTTGGAGTGTACAATAAGAAGACCGGACGCTCCGCTGAGTCTATCCGCGCTGCGATGCGAGCCGAGACTTGGTTTACCACTCCTGAAGCTCTTGCTTTTGGCTTGGTGGACAAACCCATCAAGCAGTTGGCTATGGCCGCTAAATGGCATCCTCGCGCTGTTACCAAGACTGCTCCTGAGACGGTCAAGAACAACCTCCGTCGAGGTCTTGAGCAATACGAGGAAGGTCTTGCTGGCGACGGTCTTGAACCCGCTACAGTAGCTGACGCTAAGTCGCTTATTGCAGGAGAGGCTCCCACCGAAAACAAGATCCGCAAAGCTAACGCTTGGTGGGGACGCAACGACCGATTCTTGGAAGCAGAAGCCAATACTCCTGCCGACGTAGCGGCAAACCTCTGGGGAGGTGCTGCTGGACGCGATTGGTTCTCTGCTCTTTTCGCTCAACTAGAAGAGCCGTCTGATACCAATACAGACAAAACACTTTCGACTGATGGCGAAAAAACCATCAACGATTCTGGCGTGGACTCCACGCCGCAACCAACACAACAACCCGACACAAATATG